GAATAGTTTTTTATCTTTACGGGATGCGACACCAATACGTGTCAATGTTTCACGAACCTTTAAAAAATCATCTGGTTCGTTTAAAGTAATTTCCAACATAGTAGCTGGAGACCACTCAACAATTATTTGTTCTTCCACCTTTATTCACCTTCTTCTTTAACCCATTTATTTGTTCGGGTGAGAGAAGTGGTAATATTTGACGAGCTTTCTCATTACTATAGCCATAATATTTTTTAACCACTTCAACGTCACTCTCAATCTGAGGCTTTATCCATTTAGAAAAGCGTTTGCGCTTTCTAACCATATTTATAAGAAAGTCAAATTGTAAACGATTGTCAAGGTGGTGGTAGCGATTCATCTCATTAGCTAGTACAACAGTATCGTTAAAATAAGAAAGTGAACGATTGACCATAAAACTGTTATATGCTTTTTCTGTTATATCATCTGTTATAACATCTTTTTTAGTGGTATTAATAGAATTTAAATAATCAAACGGGTTCATAGCTGTCCTTCAATTCCACTATCTACTCCAGGCCATTCGGGCTTAAATAGTCTTTTGATACCTTCTAACATTTCAAATGTTTCTTCTGGCCTAGATACGTGAAAACATCGATGAGGAAACGATTGTATTTGTTTAGCAAAAGGATAATCGTTGCCGCCTTCTTGAGTATCATCGCCAAAGAAGATAATACTATTATACACTTCTTCTAGGTGTTTGTACACCTGTCCTTTATCCCTTCCGTCTTCACACACGTCGATGCCAGTTTCTCCAGCAATTTGAGCAGAGTACGAATGAAATACTGAATTAAATTCTCTTGCTAAGATTTCTCTTTCATTAGTGCGTTCATCATATTTAATATATTCCTGACGTTTCTTCTTTGTACAGCCTCTTCCTATAATAGAGAAATTCATCATACCAGGACGTAGGTCAATATGTTTTTTACCAGTCCTATATGGAAACTTGCTTTCTTCAAGTCGCTGCTTACACCATTTAACCATTACTGTCGACATAGTAAACGTAGGAACAGACTTGACCAACTCATCATTTACCCATAACTCATTACCAGCGCACTGATAAGAACCTTTTACAACTTTAGTTAAATCTCCTAATTGCTCTTTAGTCTTGGCAAAGTCTGATCCAGTAAGAAAGTAAATATCGACACTACTAGAAAGTTGCCGTATTACTTCTGCATAATCAGGATCGATCTTTTCTCTACTAGGAGTAATAGTTCCATCAACATCAAAAACAAGACAATTATCTTTTTTAGTTTGTGCTATAGCTTCTTTTATTCTCTGACCTAAATTTTCACCTGTCAGCTTTTTTGTATCAATATCTTTATTGATCCATATGTCATGACCAGGCACTCTCCAATAAAGCATAGGAACAGTCTTATGACCTTTCCTTTTCAGGAAGGCTTTTGCCTCTGGATCTTTGGTAATGTCGACTGCTTGAAAGTCTTCGGTGCCATCCATCTTACTGAGCATGCGCTTCATGATCTCACAATAGTGGCATCTTGGTTGTGTGTATAGTATTAGCATTAATTAAACTCTACATTTGCCATTATCTCTGTCATACAAGCCACAACATTTAATTCGTGATCTGCCACGAAAGCGTGCTTGTATTGATAGTCTGCTAATATAAGTACGAGTTGCGGTATTGATCTACTAGCAACTACTTCTGTCATATTATCATATAATCCACGAAAGATAGATGAGGCATCGACGTCCATGTTATTTGCGACCCAATGCCTCATCTTCTTGAAGTCTTTTTCTTTTAGGTGTTTGGAGAGATCACTAATGGAAGCAAGGCCATTGCTATTATCGTTACCATTAATCCCGCTACCACCAAATCCACTTCTTTGCCCTTCATTTAATACTCTCCTCCAGTCTGGAGCGTACTTCATAACGAGATTAGCCGCAGCATTTTTCTCGAATGATACGCCTTCTTGATTAAGTATATATACGAAACGCTTGAAAAATTGTGCTGCTAGCTCGGCCATTTCTTTCTTTGAAGTATTAAATTCGTATACACCACAGCGAGAGTGAAGTGGTTCGATAATACGATTTTTAAAATTACAAGTAAGAATGAACCGGCAATTATTGCTAAACTCTTCAATAAATCCGCGAAGTGCAGGTTGAGTAGATTGTGGATTAAGATAATCTGCTTCGTCTAAGATAACAACTTTATATCCACCCTGTAATGAAACAGTAGATGCAAATTGCTTGATCTTAGTACGAAGTGTATCAATGTTGCCTTCTTCCGAACCATTGATTATGATATAATCTAAGCCCAGTTCATTGCATAATGCTTTAGCAACAGTCGTTTTACCTAGACCGGCTGTACCGGTGAAAAGCATGTTAGGCATTTCACCGGTATCAACCATGCTCTGAAACGTGTCTTTAAGTCTAGGAGGCAGTATCGTTTCAGATATAGCTTTAGGCCGATATTTTTCGACCCATAGAAATTCGTTTGACATATTCTTTCCTTCATAATATAATATAATAACATAGTTCAATAGGAAAGTACATAGTTATTCAGCGGTAGCTTGCTCCTGCTGATAGTTTTCTGCCAATTGAATAACTTGAACACATTGGTCACGAAGTTGTCCAATAGTAGAAAGCTCTTCTCCTTTAAAGGCACCTCGTTGACACATAGTGTCAATCACCGCAATCATACTGCGCGAAGCACGATTACTTGTTTCATAAATGGGAGCATGCGGATCCGCTGCTTGCTCTTCTTTTTTATTTTTTGACATTTTATACTCCGTATTCTGATGTCTTTTCAAGGGCGATCCAATATTGAATGCCTACTTCTTTGTTAACAAAATGTGAAATAAGTTTTGATGAGATACCAACTTCATAATCACCCGGAATCATTTTCAGATTTGCAATATTAAAGATGAAGTTAAAATTATCTCCTACAAATTCTCCACTCACATCAATGGAGAATGCATTTGACGTTGCGTTTTGACTATCAACAACTGATAGACTTAACACTCCGTCTTTTCCAGTAATGGAAAGCTCAGAGTGGCCAAGAGTCGAGGCCGCTCGTTTAATTCGATTTAGTGTATCTTGATCCAAATTAAATGTCACATCAGCAGATGGCATTTTAACATCCTTACTAGGAGACGTTAGCATCTCAGGATCAGAAAAGAAATATTTAATTCGAGAGCGATTACTGCTATCTGTAATAACCACATAATCTTGCTCAAATGCTAAACGAGGTTCACCAACGAGATTGATAACACCTAGAAACTCATTGAGATCATAGATGCCAAATTCTTGTGGGAAACTTTCATCGAGCGTAGCCGAAGACAAAACATTGCGTGCCTCGGTCATAGTTTTAATTGTGTTACCTTCTTGAATCACGATATTGGGATTAATCGATGCGTAATTCTTCAATACAGAAAGTGTTGAGTCTTTCAGTTCCATTATATACTCCAGTTGATTATGTATATATTATACCACATGTTAACGTCATTGTAAACTATTAAATTCAAATCCACGAATTTTATTCATAATTTTTGTGTTCCTTTCTAACTCTTCTTTGCAAAAATGATCATACTGAGAAATTATCTCCATAGGCAAATATTCTACGCTATCGATTTCTTTTTGAGTCATGGTGAATATTGGAGAGCACCACCGTGGATCATATACAATATTATTCCAGACTAGGTTACATTCTATATTTAGAGAGTTATGCCATTCTGTTATTTCGTTAAGACTGCGAATATTATAACTAGAAATTGTTGGAACAATACTTAAAACTTGTATTCCTAAATTAAAAACTAACTCTAAGTTTTTTACTGTTTTATCAAACGGAGTACCTCTAATCCAATCATATTTTCTTCCTACAGCATCAATGCTGAATATTAATTCGAAATTATAATGATATTTTTTTATAATATCTAAAAACTTCTGAGGTATTAGTACGCCATTAGTTACAATTACAACTCGGCAAAAAGGATTTATTTCAAATAAAGATTCTAATATTTGAACGTTACGCATGTCAGCAAAAGGTTCTCCACCTTTCAATGTTAATGTTTGCAAATCAGGTAATATTTCTAATACCTTTTCTAAATCGTTAGCCGATAAACTATATGATTTTTCTGCTGGACGATCGAAGTAATGTTCTATTTTTCTCCACTGGCTACTAAACTTACTTCCACAGGTTACGCATTGTTGATTGCAAGTATTGCTTGTCGTAAGTTCTAAATATTGTAAAGTTTTTAGATCTGGATCAAATCTCTGAGAATCGTCATAGCCAGTAAAAATGTTTTGCTTTTTGTCATTCTGACAAGCAACACAATCCTTTATTTTGTTCCATCCAAAAAGGTCAAACGATTTTTGTATTTTTTCATATTCTTCACCATAAAAAAAATCATATAAACTATCTACGTCGCTTATGTGAATATTAAAAATACCTTTTTTGCTTTCAATCATACAGCATAACGTTAAATAACCCTGCGGATCAATAGTCATGCCAGTCCATGGAAAAGTACAGTTTTTCATTTTAAGCCGCTATTTTACTAAAGTTTTTTTCTTTTATAAATTCTAGTTTATGCTGAAACTTTCCATCCAGAATATCTCCCTTGTGAGAAATGATGAACGTATTTGAATTCTCATCAAGTGAATGTAAGATTTTCATGAGGTTTTCAACGCCATCGTGATCTAGACTGGAATCAAACGTTTCATCTAGTAGAAGTAGGTTTGTTGAAATAGAGTTTTTCATTTTAGCAATCATTCTCCAAGTAAAGAGAAGCGCCAAATCGATACGCTGCTTTTCACCTTCAGAAAATGAGTCATATGAGAATGCATCTCTGTGGCGTGATCTTATTGTTTCTTGAAAGCTTTCATCTAAATCAAAATGAACGTAAAAATCTAAGATTTGCAGATATTGATTAA